ATTTCGAGATTGCGTATGTTTACAAATGGTATTCTTCTACCATTATATTGCTCAGCTGCATCGTCAAATGTTACTAAATTGAAATTTGCGTTATGATACTTTATCAGTTTCCGACACTGTTCCTTCGTCAGGCAGTTCTCGATTACTGTTACGATGTTCTCTGGCAATTTGTATAAACTGTTCTCTAAATCGTGCATATTGTTTTTCTCTTTTCTGTTTCTTCTTTACTGCTCTATCATATTTTAACCTAGATAGATGGTCTGTAAACAGAATACCTTGTAAGTGGTCATACTCATGTTGAAAACATCTACATGTCATACCACTAAACTCTAACTCTTTTAATTCACCATGTTCATCTTGCCACCTTGCACGAATCCAACTGGGTCTTGATATAGATGCAAAGATTCCTTCACAGCCAGGTGTAAGACATCCTTCTTCTATAAGTACTTTGTCTTCTGATACTTCTAAGATTTCTGGATTTGCAATGAACATAGATTGTTCTTTGTTTTGTCCTTTCATTACAAATACTGAACAATCATAACCAATTTGATTTGCAGATAAACCTATACCACCATTATCAAACATTTCATCCATCATTTCATTTCTTAATTCTATAGGGTCAATAATAGGATTTTCAAAATCAAAAAATTTAGTTTTAGTTCTAATTAGTGGATGGTCTTTGTGTAATAGTTTAGTCATGTCTCTCTGGTAGTGTTATTGTTTGGTCTACATATTGATACCATCCAGTGACGATATACTTCTCATTACTGATTGGTGGGTTTCCTCTATGGATATGTGTAAAAGATGCAGGCCAAATAAGTAAATCTCCTCTCTTAGGTTTGAATCTTTTACTTTGATGAAGAAACTCTAGTTCTCCACCTTCTTCTACATCGTTTAAGAACAAAGACCATGCAAGTACTCTATTAGGTACATTGGAGTCTAATTCACAATGCCATATATGATAACCTTGGGATGGTAATGTTCTTTGCATTTTACCCTCTATTGCAATTGGTCTTCCGAAACCACCATACTTTGCATTGTAATGATTTAGGATATCACCATTTAAGTATTGTAAGAATTGAGTAAAATCATTATTAAGTTTTTTAAAATCTGGATTTAAACGAATTGTATTTAATCCTAACTGTTCATCTGATTTTGAAAATGGGTCTGCATTCTCTGTCTCTTGTCTATTCCTTATTGAATCTGGTACAACCTTTTCTGCAAAGTCCCAATACTCAAAGAATTCATCGATGTGTCCATCTTTAAAAAATCCTTTGTAATGTCCTATAAAATCATCAAATATTACTTGAGGTTCTTCCATAAAATCTCCTACTTACTGTTCACTATTCTACTAAAGTTTTTAACCTTTTCAAATGTCATGGTATGTCTAAACTTCTCAGTAAGTACATCACCTTTATGTGATATTATAAATGTATTTGTATCACCATCTAGAGTATGTAGTATCTTTAAAAACTCCTCTGTTCCACCTTCATCTAAAGAACTATCAAATACTTCATCTAATACTAATAGATTGGTATTTACAGAGTTTTTTAGTTTTGCAACAGCTCTCCATGTAAATAATAGTGCAAGGTCAATCCTCATTTTTTCACCTTCACTAAAGTTTGCATATGAGAATGCATCACGATATCTAGATTTGATTGTTTCGTTAAACCCTTCATCAAGTTCAAATTGAACAAAGAAGTCCATCGATGCAAGATACTTATTAATCAACTTATTCATAATAGGTAAATACTGTCTTATGATTTTAGTTTTGATACCAGTATCTTGTAAAAGATATTGTGCAATATCAAAGTAAGACCTCTTATCAATTAACTCTTCTTTCTGAGTATTATGATGTTTCAAAGTCTTTTGTTCTTTGTTCAATTTTGCAGAATCGTCTGTAACATTTTCAGTTCGTAACTTTTCTATCTCTGCATTTATTTTTGAGATGTATTGATTAGACGCAGAAATTTCATTCTGTTTTTGTGCAACTTGTCTGTTGAGAGTGTCGACCTTGCTTTGAATTTTTTCGATTTCTTCGATTCGTTTATTGATAGATACGATATTGTTTGCAATCTCATCAATTCCCTTTTCGATTTCTGATACCTTTTCTGATGTTGTTGATATCTTCTCTTGTTTAAATTCGTCTTCCATATCTCTGTGACAGGTGGGACATTCGTCATTATCCTCATAGAATTTTATCTCCTTTGTACCTCTATCTCTTGCAAGGTCTAGTTGTTTTTGCAATTCAAGAGTCTTGGTTAGTTTTTGTTTTACTGATTCACTATCCGAAGATTCATTCTGTAGGGACTCAACTTCTTCTAACAGTACATTACATTCTTCTTGTACATTGTTAATGTTCGTTTGAGCTTGTGCAACACTTTCATTGAAGTCATCAATCTTTTGTCTACGATTATCACCAAGAGACTTGATGTGTTTTTTGTAGGTTTCGATTCTGTCTTCTGAAAGTCGGATTTCATAATCCAAATCGTGAAGTTCACTTTTCAATGCAGTCATTCTTGTCTTCAATAAATTATTCATAATAGTAAAGATATTGATATCAAGGATGTCCTCAATAATACCTCTCCTATCATTCTGATTCATTTGCATGAATGGTGTGAAAGTTGAACTACCTAAAATAACTACTTGAGTGAATGTCTTGTAGTTGAGTTTTAGGATTTGTTTTTCAAGTTGTTCTTGGTAATCCCTCATGTTTGCATCTTGATTGATAATTCTATCGTTCAAGAATATTTCAAACACATTTGGTTTTGCACCACGAACAACACGATACTGTTTTGACCCAATTGCAAACTCAACCTCGACAACCATCCCTCTTTGGTTGACTGAGTTGATGAGAGAGTTTTTGGATATCTTACGAAATCCTTTTCCAAACAATCCAAAACATAGTGCATCTAACATTGTAGATTTACCACTACCATTTTCTCCTAAGATTAAGGTTGCTTTTCGATTGTCTAAAAAGACTTCTGTAAATTGGTTACCAGTGGAAAGTAAGTTTTTCCATCTAACTGCTTTAAATTTTATCATGAAGCTACATCTAATGCCTCTGTGTATAGAGACCTAACTAAGTTTTCTAATTTTGTTTTATCACCAGTGATTTCCATTCCTTCAATATGTTTTGATAATATAGTAAGTGTGTCTTCTGCATCTGAAGCCATTTCTTCATCTGACATATCACCTAGATTACCATGGTCTTCTACTACCTTAAAATCTATGACTTCTGCCTTGTTTAGTCTTTCCATGAATAGGTCAAACCAATATGGATTTTCTTTATTAACTACTATAACTTTAACATACATGTCTTTAAGATGTGTAAAATCCATTGCAAGTATTTCTTCTTGAGTATATTTGGTATCATCATAAAATACTTTTTCAAACATACGAATAGGATTTTTGATTTTAGTCATTTCCCTAGTATCAGTATCAAAGACATGAAATCCTTTAGGGTCACCATAATCTGACCAAGTGAATTCCATTTGTGAACCAAGATATGTTATGTTCTGCATTGTAGAACCAGTATGAAAGTGACCACTGTATACATGTTCAAATCTTTTGAAAGTATCAAACCCAAGACCATGAGACGAATAGTAGCCAGGCATCATCATTGCACCTTCTATTTCTAAGTGTCCCATTCCTATTGATGCATTAGTAAGTTCCAAATGTTCTAATGTATCTTCCATGTTGGTTTTGTGTATCCATGGTATTAGTGTAATTAAACACCCATCATAATCTTTAGTAATAGTATCTGCATAAATTGTTATGTTATCATATTTAAGTAATGCATCACATGAGTTTACTTCACTAGTGTTCTTATAATATAAGTCATGATTACCTAATGTTAAATCCATAGTCATACCATTTGCAATTAATGGTTCTATAAAATGTTCTTTGTTTCTTTGTAATGATAAGAAATTAATACCAGTTCGTTTATCGAAGTAGTCTCCTAAGTGGACGATGTGTTTAATATCATTTTCGATACAATAGGGGAAGAATACTTCCTCGTAAAATTTTCTCATGTATTCATGAAAATGAACACTGTCGTTTCTGACACCTGCGTGGGTATCATTTAATACTGCAAATTTCATATTATTTTGTCATTAAGTCGATGACCCAGAAGTTGAACAACATAAAACTTATTGCACCAAATTGTACTAGACTTGCAATGACTACAAACATCAAAGCTCTGTCACTCCACCATTTACCTTCGGTGTCATGCCATTCTTTTACTTGTTCTGGTGTTGCATTTTCTGGCACCCATCGGATACCTTGTTGTTGTGCAGTTTTCTGGTCTGTGGTTGTAAAATCAAACTCCATTTGGTCATTCATTTTTTGGGAGAGTTAAAATATTTTTCTACACCTACAGGTCGATTATCTTTTTCTTTTTTCTTACCTCTAGGTTTGTAGTTAGGTTCTTCTAAGTTATTTTGCAAGAACTCAACATAAGAATTTGTTGCATGAGCTTCCCCATCCATACTATCTACTGCATCAGTAAGGATACCACTATTCATGATTGCCTTATGTTTGATTGCAGCTTGTTTTTTCTCTTTCTGAATTCTTCTCAAGAATGCATAGTATATAATTTGGGTTATATAGGCAAATGCATTTTGAGACTTATCTGGATTAAAGTTATTTATATATTGTAAACAATTCTCGATACCATCACAAATCATTTCATCCCTATAGGAATAGTTGATAAAGTTTGGTTTAGTTGATAGTCTCGTTGCAATTTTGTAAATACACTCACCTATGTATTCTGATACTCTAGGTGGTTCTTTACCATCTGCAATAGCTTGTTTAACTGCACGATTGTGTTCTGATATTGCAGCTGTAAACTCTTTGTTGTTTACATAATGTTCTGGTTTTGCTTTACTCATATATCTATTATCTCATCATATTGTTATTTGTCAAGAAGATATTTCTTAGGTTTTTTCATATTTTTTACTTGACAGAATTAAAATCACATGTTACCCTAGATATGTATCGTGGGAAACAAGAGAATATACTATTAATGAAGAATCTTTTTCTTACCCATTTGTTTCTCGAACTCAAGTAAATCAAGTTCTTCTTCCAGTGCAAGTTCTTCCTCTGGAATCATTCTCTGGTCTTTCATCATTTCAGCAAATCTCTGAAATGCATCTGTACCCTTATCTAGTTCTTGTTTAGGTGACATTACATCTAATCCAATATCATCCCTAAGATGTATCCAATCCTTACATGCTTTATCGTAGAATTGTATGAATTTGTCATCGAGGGATGTCGTGTATACTACCTCAGAAGCTGCAATAACTACCTTATTGTCTCTAGTAAAAGGAACTAAAGGAGATAGTTTTATTACTGACCCTTTACCTGTCATTGATGGAGTAAGACCAACATTGCATGGAAGGGTCATTTCTACTGTACCAGTATCTTCCTTAATTCGTGTCATTGCAATGATGTCTTCACCATTTCGTAGTTTTATATATCTGTATTGACTCATAGTTTTACTGCAAGAACTATTAATATTGCTATCAATAGAATGTTAGAAGTGAAAATTAAAATTCCTAAAATAGTATGATACCATATCCATCGTGTTTTGTATGCATTATCAACTGTTACCTCAGCTGGGTCTGGACTCTTCCAAGTATCATTGGGTTTTTGTCCCCATAATATATCATACCACTTCAAAACTTTACCTCATGTATTGTATATTTAAATCTTTCTTTACTATATGTATTTATTCGTTCTTTAAAGTGTCTCAAAGTATAATTTTCTCTTTTCTTATAACTTAAATCATCTGCAATATCAAAAAGAGTTGCATTTACTTTATCTTTACTTGTTCTTAACACCCTACCAATTGATTGTAATACACGAATCTTAGATTTACTAGGACTTGCAAACACAATGTTGTGTAGGTTCTTAATATTTATACCTGTTGAGAAAGTTCCATAGGATGCAATGATTACACATCCTTCTTCTTTTTCCATCAACTCTCTGACCTTTTCTCTATTGATTGTATCTGTTCCACCATAGATAAAGAATGATTTGATACCAGCTTTTTGGAATGCATCATATATCTTTCTACCATGTTTATCTACATACTGAAACAATATCAATGTATTACCATTCTGACCTAATGTAAGATTCTTTATAAACTGTGTTCTCTTTTCATTACCAGCAAGGAATTCCATTTCTCTAGGATAATCCATAGATACAACTTCTTTAGATACCTCTGGTGGATACTTTAATACTAAACATTGTATATCCAACTCTGCAAGGATACCTTCATCCATCAAATCACTAGAAGTAGTTACATAATGTGTAGGGCCAAACAATCCTTCTAATACTAATTTATGTGTTTGTGTATCATCTAATGTACCAGTCAATCCCCATCTATGACCAATGTCTTTCATCTTTTCCATGATACCAGTAAGTACTTTTGCTTTGAATAAGTGTGCTTCATCACCAAACACTGCACCAAATCCATCGTAAAACGATTTCGGCATTTTGGATAGGGTCTGCCAAGTAGTCACTACTATGTCGGTATCTCCTACCTTTGCACCACCATACATCTTATCAATAGGTTTATCGTATCCATAATCTGCAAAGTCTTTAGACATTTGTTCTACTAGTGATGTTGTAGGTACAATAACCAATACTTTCTTTTTGTGCATGGATATAAAATGTCTTGCAATACAATATATGATTGCAGATTTACCACTTGCAGTTGGAGATACTAACAATTGTCTTCTATATTTAATACCTCTTGATATTGCCTCTACTTGATAATCTCTAAGAGGGAATCCCATATTTAATCCATCGGTAAAGTCTGGATACTCAGTATCAGTTTCCCAACCATAACCTTCCATGTTGTAGTCTCTGTCTTTTGCAAATTGTTCTAGTGCATAATATAGACCAAGATACAACTTACCAGTAGTTTGTGCATATAAACGAATGTTCCCATCCCAATATTTGTTTCGTACAGATGGCATGAACTTTGCGCCAGGCACTGGGAAAGTAAAGTAATCAGACAACTCTCTCTTGATAGATTCATCTGCATCTACCTTAATATGAGTATTGTCGATTTTGGTTATCTGAATGTCGGCCCTGCTATCCATCCTACTAATGAATGTCTCATTCCTCTTATTACTGGGGTTACTTGGTGATATACAAAAGATGGAAATACGATTATACTTCCTTGTTCTCTTGCTTTTTGTTCTGCTCTGTATGTGATATTATCTGGTGTCATAGTCTGTGGATTCAATCCAAATGGGTCAGTCCATTCAAAGTGTCCACCTTCATATTCATCTGGATGTGACAAGTTTACACTGTATGAAAGTTTTCTATATGTATTTAATCGTTCATTTATCAAAGGGTCATTCTTACATTCTTCTTCTGTATATGGTGTATGATGTCCATCACAATGCCAACTATAATGTTCTTTTCTATCTGGGTCATATTTATATGTTGTAAATTGATATGTTTCATGAAATGATAAATCAAACTTAAAAAATTCTTCATTTACTTGTCTTACATGTGGAGTAATATGGTCAAAGATAGTAAGTCCATCTGATAGTTTTGCATCTCTATCTAACCATGCAACACCAGATTTACGAGTATAATGGTCTTCAATACCTTCTTCACTACCACCTATCTGTCCATACTCAGTATAAGTATCTTTACCAATTTGTATTATTTCTTCACATATATTAGGTGGAATTACTCTTGATAATTGAAGACAGTGTTCTTGTAAGAATGAGGGCATAATATATTATCCAGCTGGATTAGTAAACTTCAACCAATCGATTGCATTCTTGATTGATTGATGTCTCCATGTAATGATATTTAGTATCTCTTTTAAACAGTCAACACATTCAGTAAGATATTCTACTTTGAGTTTCATATCAGATAAATCTTTATCTGCATTAAAGTAGTAATTATAGTCTTGTTTGATTACTCTATGACCTTCGAATGGGTCATATGACCATCCTAATTCATCTATCTCTTCTTTAGATAACTTATCGGTATACCATAACCACTTCTTCTTTAGAAGTTGATTATACTTTACCTCATAAGATTTAAGAGATAATCTTTTTTCGTTTAGGAGTTCTAGGTATTTTGCATGTAAAGAAGGTGTTTGTAAGGATGCTTTATCCAAATCAATCTGGTCAATTACAGAATCAACCTTCCACATACTTTGTATTTCTTCTAATGTCATAATATAATTATACCACGAAAGTGGTATTTGTCCACCTAATTACGATGTGGATGCTATTTCAAAGTTTGTAAATTGGAAAGATGCAGTACAAGTTACATATGATAAACCACCAGCAACAGTAGTATCCATTGTAATCTCACCTAACGATGTAGGAAATGCACCTTGTATTCTTATATATCTATTGGGATTATTTGCAGCTGTAGTAACTACGATAGTCATATCTGAGTATATTGCATCATAATCACCAGAACCATCATATGGTTCATTTGCTCTTCTGTTTGCACCTACAAGACTTCTAAACTTATCTG